CTAACGCAAAGCACGATGATATATTGGATCCGCTTATGGACGCTATTTCTGATATGTTGATCGAAAATCAGCGGCCTAGTTACGCCGATATCTTATAGGAGACCACATGACCATCCAAAAACTATTCAACGACGGCCTAACCAGTCTGACAAGCAAACTCGCCAACCGCCGCAACGGCCACGCCACCAACCGCATGACAACCACCCGGGTAGACTGGGGCGAGCTGCGGGCGATATATAAGACCGGCGTCGGTAGCAAAATCATCCGCACAAAATCAGGGATGGCGCTCAATGGCACGCTTCAGTTTAAGAGTGAGGGCGATAAGGATTTTTATGAAGCACGTCTGCAACAGCACGTGAAGGACGCCTGTAAGTTCATGCTGGCGTTCGGGCGCGGTCTGATCGTAATACAGGAGCCTGGCGCAGACATGAGCCAACCGCTGCCGACGATTAATGACTGGTCAAAGGTACGGTTCCAGGTATTCAGCGGCGACATGGTTCATGTTCAGTCGGTAGAATACAACCTAAGCAGTCCGAACTACTTCAAACCCAAGGCCTACTCGGTAAGGGGCTTCACACTACACCCGAGTCGCGTTATCGATATGACATACGTCAAGCCGGTCGAGTTCGACGCGCCAGAATATTTCTTCGGTGGGATATCAGAATTTGAACTTATCAGGAATGAGCTAGTCAGTGATCAGATTGTGCAGCGGGCAGTACCGGCCATGCTCGAAAAGTCGTCGACTATATTTTATAAGCTCAAGGGATTTAAGGAATTACTTGCAGACAAGCAAGAGTCGACCTTGATTCAGTATTTCTCAGAACTTGAAAATATGCGCTCGATATACGGTGCGGGGATAGTTGACGGAGAGGACGCAATCGAAAGCATCACCCAATCGCTAAGCAACCTAGCCGAGTCCGACATGATTACTCTCCGACGCCTGGCAATGGTGACCGGCCTATCCCTCTCAACGCTGGTCGGAGAGCCGCCAAAAGGCATAAGCGCATCCGGTGAAAGTGACAGGCAGGTTGACATGCAGACGATCAAAGCCCTCCAATCCGAATATTTGCTAGATAATATAAACCAGCTGATGCAGAAGTGTGGGCGTGGTGCCGTTTGGTTCAAGGAAAATCAAGGCCAGAGTGACAAAGACCGGTTGGCGCAGGAGACTGAGGTTATCAAGAGCGCGCTTGTGTTGTGGCAGATGGGTCAGGATTACGAGAAATATCTTGAGAAGCATGGCGTGATCGAGGTTGACGCATTTGATAAGATGTTTGGCAAGCCGGATGATGAACCCGAGCCTATGGCTGAACAGGGCGGTATGAGCCTAGAGCAGTTGCTAGCTGGTGGCGAAGATGAAGCGTGAAGTCAAATCACCCAAAGGCGCAACGATCAAGGCACCCGAGCCGCCACGCTCTGAGATCAGACAGTTCGGTAATGCCATAGAATACATGGTTGATCAGATGGCGCAACGATGGAGGACGCAGATATTTAAGGAGCTTAACCAAAGCACAATCAAGAAATTCACGGACGCGTCCCAGGTCGGTAACTTTGCCAAAGTGTTCTTGGCTATGTCGGCACGAGTCCGAAGGAAGTTGCTGAAGCAGTTTGACGACCCTCGTATTGAGCAACTGGCCAAGAAATACACCGGCAAAGTCGACAAGCGCAACAAAGCCGAGTTCTACCGACGTGCATCGGAGAAGATTGGAATCAGTCGCGAAGAGCTTGAGGCCACCGAGGGCCTAACATCTCAGATCAACGCCTACCAGCTCGAAACGATGCAATGGGTCAAGAAGATGCGCGACGACACCTTGCAACAGTGGACGAGCAACACGTTAAGACAAATGGCCGAGGGCAAAGGACTGCCGGAGATTTTGAAGCAGTTTGACGGCATGGTCGAGCAGCGTAAGGGACATGCGAAGATGGTTGCGCGGACGCAGATCAGCACGTTCAACAGTTTGACGAGCAAGATCAGGGCGCAGAATTTAGGGATAACGAAGGCGATATGGGTTAGCTCGCGAGACGAGAGAGTGAGAGGAAACCCGAGTGGTAAGTACCCCAACGCAAAGCCTAGCCATTATGACCTAGACGGGGTAGAGTTTGATCTATCAAAAGGGGCGTACATTAACGGTCAATACTTGCTCCCAGGTACAGTTCCGAACTGTCGCTGCACAGCAATAATGGTCATTCCCGAAATGGAGGCATAAGTTGGAACGATTTCTCGGCAGACACTAACTGTAAATAATTTGACATTGACTCGACAAGGTTACATAATAACTAAAATGTGCATAGGTGGGTAACATGAAAGCAAAGCTTCACAGACAATTTGCCGACATAACAACATACTCACACACCGAGCGGACAGCTGTATCGATCCGTGACGGGGTGCTTGAGTATCTAGGCGCTGAAATCGGCCTCGAACCGCTGGACAAGATTTACACCGTATATCGCTCCCCCGCAACAATCGCCAACGCAGCTCACGCCATGATGGGCATCCCCCTGACCGGCGAGCATGTCAGTCTTGACGGCCCTGCTCCGCGCGACGGCGGGCGAGTTGAGTCGTCTACCGTCATCGATCAAATTGATGAGCCTACAAATTCACGCCTTGCTGTAAAGAACAAACTGGCAGTGAGTGACTCACTACAGATAACACTTAAAGACAAACGGCAACTATCATTAGGATACGAAGCCGACCTTGTTCCTCACTCTCGATGGGATTACGAACAAGTAAATATTGTCCCGCACCACCTCGCGGCTGTATCAGACGGACGATGTGGCCCGTTATGCAGTTTTTTAGATTACAAACCAAAAGGGAAAAACATGCCAAAAAAAGAAAATGCGTTCTTTGACGCTGAAGGACAAGTCAGCCTGGAACAAGTCGTGGAGATCGCCACGGCGCTTCCCGAGGCCATTAAAAAAGTACCCGTTGATCAGCTGAAGAAAATTATGCCGTCGCTGCAACAAATCATGATGTATGCAAAAGAGCAGGGAGCCGTTGAAGAAGCTCCAGCTGAAGGCATGGAAGATGAAGAGCTGACCGACGAAGAGGCAGCCGCCAAAAAAGAAGCCGAGGGCAAGGAAGGCGCTAAGCCGAAAGAAAACTTTGCCGATTCCAAAGCATTCAAGGACGCGGTAGAAGCCAAGTCCAAGAAGTTTGCAGACTCCGAGGTTAAGCGTTACGCGCAAGTCGTCAACAAGGCTCGCAACTTTCTTGATGTTGATTACGATTTCAGCGACAAGAGCGCAAACAGGGTCATGGCTGATTCACTGGCAACTCAGAGCACCGACAAATTCGAAGATTCCGAATTGCCGGTAGCGTTCAAGCTGTTGCGTAAACCAAACACCGATTATTCACAATTCGGAGATACTAAGCCCGATACGGGTCTTGAATCTCGCATCAATGCCGACTTATGGGAGAAATAAAACATGGCTTTTAACGACACAACTTTACAAGACAACCCAGATTTGGGCGCGGGCGAGGTCATTAAGGCCAGCCCTTACAACGTATCGGCTTTCGAGCTTTTCGAGAACGGACTGATTGAGGGACGCTTCTGCAAATACGACACAGGAAGCATCGACAACATGGACGGCTCAGACACTCCGGTTGTCGCAGGCATTGCACGCCGCAAGATTACCGGCGAAATTGGCACCGGCATTTACAGCACTGCCGGCCAAGAGATTGACCAAGTGGCTGAGGTTATCAACTTTGGTTTTGCAACTGTCACAGTGACAGACGCCGCTGATCCGGCCAAGTACGACGCTGTAAACGTTATCAACGACGGCACCGCAGACGCTGGCAAGGCAACCGATGCCGCCGTGGCTGACGGAATCATTTCCGCTGGCGACGTAGTATTTTGGGAACAAAAAGCGGCTGGCGTTTGGCTCGTTCGCATCAACAAATACCTGTAAAGGAGAAACGGAAAAATGAAACATAATATTAAGCGAGTAAAATCCCTTTACGTTGTGCAGTCTTTCGATGCTGCAGCGAACTACGCCAAGAAGAACTTTAAGGAC